CTCCAGGAGAGGAGTCGTACTCATCGATCATTCCACCCTCGTGTTCCGTCACGGAGTTGTATGGATAGAACGACTGCGATCCACCTCGCATCTCTGGTTCGTTCCAGTTGGTTCTCTCGTACTCGGCGTTGGAGTCCGTATCGGCAACGGTATCGATCTCGTAACTCTTGGCCAATGGAATACCAGAGAGACTGTTACGATTGCGCTCGTGATAGGTAGGATGTTCCTTCCATACCTCGCCACCCTGTCCCACGACGGATGTATCCGCATCACGATTCGTCTCACGAGGATAGCATCCAAACGGATCAGAGAATCCACGTTCGTAATCGGTTGGCTCTCCTGCGATCTTTGACTGTATCTCAACGGCTCGTTCCTGCAGATCCTCGACCTCGGAGTTAAGAGCAGCGATTGATTCTTGAATCTGTCTTTGAGCATCAGGATCATCCGTACTGACCGCTTGTAACTCAGCGATCTCTGCGGGAATCTCTAGCTGTCTCTCACGATTTGCATCGAGCATTTTCTCATAGGTCGATACATCGCCACCTCCCTGAAACATGTTTGGTAGCGATCCAATCACGATTGCGTCCTGCTTGTTCTCATCCCAAAACATGACGACGACCCAGCTTCCCTCAACGAGTTGTGAGATACCACCTGCTGCGGTCGAGAGATTCGCTGGCATCATGACGTTCGACCAAGGAAGAGTATCGATTGGAATATCGTTTAGTCGATCCGGAGAATGTAGTCCCAGGACACGAACTCGAACACGACCCATTGCTTTTGGATCATTACGGTCCTCAACGACTCCGACATAAAAATTCATTTATCAATCTCCATTCTATTACGAATAATCTAAAATACTGACGCGCTGTTGTGGTGGTTTACCAAGATTGATTTTTTGATTTCCATACAGATCAGCATCCTCACCGAGTCCATCTCGAATGAGTTCAATCGACATCGTGTATTCTTTTCTTTTGATGTGATGGTGAATACTGCCAACAAGATACTTTCCTGAGTTGACTTTATCAAACGGATCGTCTCCCTTGTTAAGTTTAGGAGAGAAACGTTCCTTCTTGTACTCAACAGTTTTACCAACCATGATCTCTGGCGCAGAGTTGATGTGCGCCAAAACATTCACCGTCTTGAGTCTCGACATATACGAATTCGCAATTGCTACTTCCAGCTCGTCCAGACCCGTAAGATTCGGATGATCGTCCTCGTCGAACGCCAGTGAGTTCTTGTACATAATTCTCATTTTGGTGTTGTACTGAGTATGTATACGGTTTTGATCAAACTCAAAGTATGCGGATACCCAGTCATTTGAGATTGGTTTGGCGTGTTCACGAAACGAGAAATCATTGATCTCTGCCTTTCTTGCTGCAATATCCACCGCAGTGATCTGAGACGCAAAGACTCCGTCACCGGCTCTCTTAAGTGTTTCGTAACCACGACGAAGAACGGTGTTCATAATTTGACCATCATATTTGTTCATCTCACGAGTTGGTTCAGGATCACTCGCCGACATTGGAACGGGTTCAAGAGTAAACACTGGATCCTGCTCAAGCATTCTTTTCATTGAATCAAGATACGTGTCTTTCTCGTATAAACGCTCAAAGACAAACATCGGAGTATTGTCCTCGGCCAATGCGCTTTTCTGAATCATATTCATTGCGGCGAGTGGTTTAATGTATGGAAAGACAACATTATGCGATGATGCACCTTGAACATTTAGTGTCAACTCTTGATTGCTTCCGGGTTCAAGTAGCCAATCCTCATAGACATTTTTAATGATCTCTGCTGAGTTTCCACCATATGATTTAGAGAATAGATTGATCTGATTTCTAAATTGTTTCTCTGATGTAAAAGAAAGAACGTATGCACCTGTTCCTTCTGTTGTGGTTTTCATATCATTCAGATCATAAATGTAAAAGTTTTTTTCTGCTCTCTGATCCGCTCTGACCCATGACACGCGAACCTTTTCTTGGCCAATGAATGGAAAAATCGAAGCCATTGCTGAGTTATCGATCACAGTCATTTCACCATATAGAAACGGAGAATAGATCGATTCATAGATCGAGATGGCCGTCACGTTCTCACTAATGTTTATAACTTGACCATTATATTTCGTAACAAAAATCTCAAACTCACTCAGAACCTTTGGTAAGGCGTTCTGCATTTTTGGATCTGCGGCCATAATTTATACTCCGCTGCGTTTCATTTCTCGCTCGAACTGTCGTGCGACCGTCTGAATATACTGTGGGCGAATAACCTTGAGCTGATACTTTTCGTCGTTCTGTTCCTGTTCCCATGTACGAATGGAAACCAGTGCTCCGACCGATCCGCTTCTTACCCATTCTCCATCAGCGTTTTCTTTATGATGTGGTGCTTCATAGTGTGGTACCGCCGAAGCAACCGTAACCGTTGATCCACTCGCCGAGATTGTTTCTCCGACTGGAGAACTGTTTGTTAATCCAGTGACGGTGATATAATTCATTGTTGGATATATTCCAGTGACTGTTCCAAGACTGTTTGATAATTCTGTGTCAATATCAACCGTGGTGATTAGACTTATATTATCTGAATCGTTTGTAAAAGTTAATGCAGTGTCTGGATATTTTCTTTGTAAGAAATTATTGAATTCGTTATTATCTTTACGAATGTCCATAAAAGTATTTGATAATTCTTTATTGACCAATAAAAATGTCCAATAATATTCTGAAGTCCCATAAAGTTTTCTAGAAATTGTATCAAGTCTTTCTGAATTATCCATTGTGTAATATGTATAGAAAGAAATATCATCGGCAATTTTTGAAAAAATTCTCGTGTACTGCGCAAGATTGGTTAGATTTCTGGTACCTTGATTGGTAAGTTGAAAATCTTCCTTTTGAAAATATTGAAAATACTTTGGCATTTTTAGAATCCTTGCTCAACGAGGTTAGAATCGATTGGTTGAAGTTCCTGGAAGCTCAACTGAAGAGTTACCTCAACAGGAAAATTGTTTCTCGTAAAGTATGATTGAGCATTTGGATTATATGAGGTAGTCACTGATGTACATACGAGTTGCGGCAGCTTAATCATATTCTCTGAGTTCTTAAATTTGACTACAAATGCTGGTGGAAAATTATAAGTAAATCCTGAAGACACTGGATAAGAAGCTTGCCTAAAGTATCTAATAATTGCTGGCACTGAATCTGCTTCGTTCGCCGTCTTCGGACAAAAGGTAAACTCAAAAGAAAACGTACGAATCGTTGGAGCCTTAAAGAGCATGAACTCTCTTGGATTCAGAGTCGACTGAATGTCCTTCTGAGCCTCAGCAGCAATACCGCCAACGGCTGATGCTGATGTGACCGCACCTACAACTGCTGAACCTGCACCACCAGTAAGTGCTCCAACTCCTGCACCAACTAGTCCCGCAACAACATCAGGATTCGCTATACCTGCTGCTCGAATGTCCTCAAGAGTTACATTACTACCTCTTACTGCAATATCATACAGCCCGCCAACCACTCCGGTTGAAGCCGTTTCATATCTTTGTGAATCGGCAACAGAGATGTTCTGTGGCATATAGATTGCGACTGCGCCGTATGTATTATCTACTTCAAGAAGAGCTTGATTGCCTCTTTCAGTGTATTGCGCACGTTTTGTTTGGAAAAACACGTAAGGTGTTTCCCTATCTTCTACGTTATCAGGGTATGTTAGCGTGCCCATAAATATCTCCGAAATAGATAAGAATTCTCGAGATTATTTATATGGCATACAAAGGTAAATTTAGACCAAAGAACAAAGATAAGTATGTTGGCGATGTAGATGCCGTAACATACAGATCATTGTGGGAGCGCAACACTTTTCGTTGGCTTGACGATAATGATGACGTAGTAGGATGGAACTCTGAAGAAGTGGTAATACCATACATCTGCGCTACTGACGGCAAACGGCATAAGTATCATATTGACTTGTGGATTAAAATGAAGGATGGAAAAACATACCTTGTTGAGATCAAACCAAAGTCGCAAACGAAGCCTCCAAAGAAACCAACTCGTCGTACTCGTAGGTACATCAAAGAGACAATGACATACGCAAAAAACCAGAGTAAGTGGAAGGCTGCTAACGAATTCGCAAAGGATAATGGTGTTAGCTTTCAGGTGTGGACCGAGGAAACTCTAAAAGGTCTTGGCATTAAGATTCTTAAGTGATAGGTTATAAATAAAGGTATGGCAGATTCATTATTTCAAAAACTAGAAGCGGAAGCATATCGTAAGGGCTTGGCCATTCGGTCTAAGGAAGCTCGTGATTGGTTTCGCAGCAAAGCCAGAGAACTGAGCAACGTTAATCGTCGTGAGCTTCTTAGGGATCCAGCACTAACACCTCGTAATCGTCCAGGTGTCGGTAAGATGTACATGTATTTTTATGATCCTAAGTTCGCAAAGGATCTACCTTACTATGATGCATTCCCATTGACGATTATGGTCGAGCCAACAAAAGGTGGTTTTTATGGTCTTAACTTACACTATCTTAGCCCTGCAATACGCGCAAGATTTTTGGATAAACTATCGGAAACGGCAAACAACCAAAGATACGACGAAACAACGAAACTCAAGATAAACTATAATCTGATGAAATCAGTACAAAAGTATCGTGAGTTCAAGCCGTGTTTTAAGAAATACTTAACGTCCCAGATTGAATCGCGAGTGGTACTTGTTGAGCCACCAGAGTGGGATATAGCAATCTTTCTTCCAACTGAGCAGTTCCGTAAAGCGAATAAGAGAACGGTATGGAAGGATTCTAAGGAGATGTTCCGCTCATGAATGTTAATGATTTAATCTCAAGCCTTTCTTCAGGAGTCGCGCGCGCAAACAACTATCACGTATTCATTCCTGACCCAGGTGGTGAATCTGAGAGAAACGATATCTTATGCGATTCAGTTACTTTGCCAGGACGGCAGATTATTACGAATGAACGCTTCACGAGTATGAAGTCTCACAAAATGCCATATGCGTATGGTAACGACGAAGTAAATATCTCTTTCGTTTGCCCAGGTGATTATAGTCAACTGCTACAGCTGTACATCTGGCAAAACAGTATTATTACTGAGATGGGTAGCGGAGCAGAAGGTGCTCAGAGAGTTAACCTGAGAGAAAGCTACGTAAGAGACATTCAGATACATGCATACGCAACTGGTTCAAACAGACCATCATGGTCGGTTAATTTGAAGAACGCATTTCCTACTGCTGTCAACTCAATCGAGTATGGAAATGGTAACGAGGATGTTGTGAGAGTAACCGCAACGTTTTCGTATGATGACTGGGATAGGTACGATCCCACAACGTAGAATTACTGTTAACTAATGGAGTTAAATTATGGCTTTGCCTAGAATAGACGCACCGCGTTATGAAATGACTGTTCCATCAACTCAAGAAAAGGTTGTGTATAGACCTTATCTGGTTAAAGAAGAAAAGATCCTGATGATTGCGATGGAATCACAGGATGAGAAACAAATGGTTCGTGCGATCAAGGATGTAATCTCATCTTGCACAGAAGGAGCCGTCAATGTTGACAAACTCGCAATGTTTGATCTTGAGTATGTATTTACTCAGCTGAGGTCAAAATCCGCGGGTGAAACAACCGAGGTGTCATTATCTTGTAATAAGTGTGAGACACGAAATGATGTTACCATCGACTTGAGTCAAATCAAGGTGACTGGTATCGATAAGAATAAGCGTAAAATTAAACTTAATGACGACTACGTTCTTATGATGAATTACCCAACTGTTAATCAACTCGTTGAGGCGCAGGCAAGTAATAGAGGCGAAGTTGATGCTATGTTTGATTTACTCTCCCAGGTGATTGACTCACTTCATACTTCTGACGAAGTCTTTGATATGAAGGAACAATCAAAGGAAGAGGTGATGAGCTTTCTTGAGTCGCTAAACAGCGAGCAGTTCGGCAAGATTCGACAATTCATCGAGGATTCACCAACGGCTCAACTTACTGCGGTTTTTGATTGCTCTAACTGTAGCGAACACAATGAAATTGAGGTGAAAGGACTAGGAAATTTTTTCGGTTAGCCCTTTCTCATGACAACCTTGTAAGCCATTATAAGGTTAACTTTTCCATGATGCAGCACCATAATTATAGTTTGAGTGAATTGGATAATATGATGCCGTGGGAGAGGGAAGTCTACGTTGCGATGCTTAAAGAACATATAAAAGAAGAAAACGAGCGTATGCGTCAAAAACAAATGCAACGTAGATAGGAGACTAACAAATGGCTGAAGAAACACCAACAGCAGTAAATAAACCAGATGCATACCACCCAGCGGATAGCAATGGTGATGGCGTCGTAAGTGCCAAGGAAGAAGCAATGTACTTAGAGTTCAAGAGAAAAGAACTTGAAGACATGGATGCAATGCGAGATGCGCAGCGCAATATGTCTTGGTTCGCGCTCTTTGGTATGTTGCTATACCCATTCGCAGTTGTCTTAGCCGATGTACTTGGCCTTGATGACGCATCTATGATCCTTGGTGATATGGCGGCAACATACTTTGTGTCGGTAGCCGCGATCGTTATGGCGTTCTTTGGTGCTCAGGCATACACTGGTAAAAATAAGAAATCATAAGGTAACTTATCATGGCCGAAGCCACTCTTAATGACGTAATCATCCGCCTTCGTGAGGAAGGTAACCTTGATCGTAACTCAGGGACTAACTCACTTAAGTCCTTGAAGCAGGCTGTTCTGCAGACTGACAAAACATTTAAGGATGGCTTTGGTGAACTTGTTGATTTCTTCAAGGGTAACTCACTCAAGGATCTTGAGGCCAAACGAGAACAAGACGAATTCAACAAGGATCTTCTTGATGCACTTGAGGGTATAAAACCAAAGGAAGAACCCAAGAGTAAACCAGATGATACTGAGAAAGGAGTTGGTCTAGGACTAATTGGTTTAGGTATTGCTGGTGCTCTGGGTGGAATACTTGGTATTCTTCAAGGACAGTTCAAAGCGATTAAAACTTTTGGCAAAATCTTTTCACCGGATTCTTTACTTAAATCTCTGAGAGGATTAAGAGTTGGAATCGCAATGCAGGTGGAACTATTCAAGCAAGGGATTGTTGAAAGACTAGCATCGGTCAGAGCAGCCATCTCTAGCGGAATGACGAGATTAACCTCGTTCTTTACGATAGCCGATGACTCAAATGTTGGTAAAACGATGGCTCGTTTTAAGTCCGCGTTAAACGCTCTGATTGAGCCTTTCAGAGTTGCGATCTCTACTCTCTCTGATCTATTCAAAGGAGGCAATCGAGTCTCTGGAATATTTAAGACAATCAGCGGTTATATGAAATCCTTTGGATCGACTATTGCTAAGGTCGCTGGTATCGTCGGTAAAATATTCGCGCCAATCGCAATCGTCATTACTGCATTTGAGACGATCCAAGGCGCAATTGATGGATTCATAGAGGATGGACTAATTGGTGGCATTGAGGGTGCGATCACTGGATTCTTTAACTCTCTTATCTTTGGTCCACTAGATCTAATCAAGGATGCGATTGCATGGGTCCTTGATATGTTTGGATTCGATAAAGCGGCAACATTACTCGATTCATTCTCCTTTGCGGAATCGTTTACAGCAATCATTGAGACACTGTTCTATCCATTCCAATGGGTACAGGATAAAACGGTTGAGCTAAGTGAAAGCATTCTTGGTTGGTTTAACGATAAGCTACAGGCCGTTAAGAACTTCTTTGGATTTGGCGGAGACGAACTAGAGGAAGAAGCGGATGCTGCCAGTAGAGACGTCAGAAGAGCTGAACGAGCTCTTGATACTACGCGACGAGCTGCTGCGCAAGGTAACATTACTATCAATGGTCGTGCTGCCACCGAGGAAGAAACCGCAGAGTTGATTCGCCGTCGTGAGATGGCAGTGAAAGAGGCTAAGAATAATTATGATGCAGCAAATGGTGCATTAGAGGAATTCCAAAATAGCACTAAGTTAATGGATCTGTTGACAGAGACGGTTACATCAATCACGGATTGGATCTCCAGTACCTTTGATATGATCATTGACGGAATTACTAACTTCGATCCAATGCAGGCGCTAGGTGATCTGGGTAGCATGGCAGCTGACTTCTTTAAGGGAATACTCAGAGCAGTACTTCCTGCTCCTGACGCGTTATCATTTGACATACCAAAGGTTGAGACTGTACTAGGAGATATTGGTGGTGGAAAGATTAACCTTAATCCAATCCCATCATCCATTTATGAATTTGCTGGATTAGATCCAGCGACTGGTGATCTATTGGCTCCTTCTGGAGGTGGATCATCCGCCGCAAGTGGTGCTGAATTAGTCGCAGAAGGTCAAGCAAATAATCAACTCGCATCTCAAGGACAAGGCGGTGGTGGTATGGTCGTTGGTGGATCCACGAACGTCAATCAAACGACCAACAATCAGACAACAGTCGAACCAATACCATCAACGGGTCGTCGTCCTGACGCTCTTGATGATGCATACTATATGCCAGCTGGCGCATAAAAAAAGGGGGGATCCTTACGAATCCCCCCGTCCCTCACAACTCAGGATAGACTATCCTTTAGCTGCAAGACCCGCAAAGTAACTCAACGTATCATCATCACTTGTTTCACTGGATCCATCGGATCCGTACGTTGGTTGCTCTGCTACCTGTTGCTCTGGTGCCGCTGCCGTCTGGAAGGAAGGAGAAGAAGCAGTTTCACTCAGAGTTACAGATTCCGCTGTGGTTAGAGGTTGACCCTCTTCACCAAGGACTCGCATCAGCTTTTGCTTCAGCTCGTCGTATGACTTATAGTTCTTAGGATCGAGGAAATCCTGCAGATTGTAAAGTCGGTTGTAAACAGATTCGAGTTTTGTCTCGTCACCGTCAAAGAGTTGGCTTTGAGCCGAGAACTCAGACTTGTCATAGTTTGGGTAACCCTCAAACATACGAATCTTGAGTTTGAAATCCGCGCCATCCCAGAAATCAAATGGGTTAATCGGATCCTCGTCTTGGAACTGTGGCTGCATTACATCCATGATTTTATCAAAGATCTTTTTGCCAAACTTGTAAAGGAATACTTTACCTTCGTTCTCTGGATTAGCAGGATCGCTAACCACAAGAACATTTGCTACGTGATGTAGACGACGTTTACGATCGCGAGCGATTGCTTTGTCCTCATCACGTCCAGAGTTCCACAACTGAGAGTTCATTTCGGACACTGGATCCTGTTGACCAATAGAGGTCAGAGAATTCTCAATGTACCATAGACCTGTTGGTCCTTTGAACCCATGATCCCAATAACGAATCCAGGGGAGATCCTCGCCCTCTGGTGCTGGTAGGAAACGAATTACTGCGTAGCCGTTACCTGATTTGTCACGAGTTGGTTTCCAGAATCGATCGTCCACATAGGACTTTTTCTCTCCGCCGCCACCAGCAGCTTCTGCTGCTTGTACCAACTTGTTAATATCAGAACGATTACGCTTAAGGTTTGCGAAAGACATATATGTATCTCCTAGTATGTTTTATATGTTGCTGTATTGTCCACTGTATCTGTATATTCTATCACAGATTGCTCATGATGTAAATACCTTCAGCACAACTTTTTTCATTTTCTCCAAGTCAGGATTTATGAAAAAACCGTACTTCCGGATCTTGCGTGAGACATCAGGCCATAAGATTGTCTCATTAATCTGTCGATCCGCTCGCTTCATAAAGCCCGTAAGCTTATCAAGTATGACCACCGTTTCAATGCAGATCGTTCCTCCAAGGTATTCTGATATGATCACGGGATGTTGCCCATCAGATACCATAAGAAGATCATCAAAGGTCTGAACCTTATCAGATAAGTTATATATATCCTGCTCAAAGGTATATGTTAACGCTTGGTTTCTCTTTTGCCATTCGTTATAGTTTTCATCGTCGTTCATCATATCTCCGACCCACTTAGAGTCAGATATAAACTGCGATGTGTAGAACTGAATGAGCTCGTTTGGATCATCAAATCGTTTTGCTAGTTTCGCAAAGAAATACTTATCCTTTCGTTTCCAAAACGTTTGAGGTTTTGCCGACGTCTTGTAGTTATACTTGGGAGCTTCATAAGTATCACTCTCAAAGTGTAACTTCATCGCCATGTAATATCTAAAAGCATCGAATGGTTCCATACGTGTCATCATATCGGTAATTGATTTCCGCCTTTCATCAAGTTGAGTGAAACGGCCTCAGCCTCTACTTTATCCTTGAGGACAGGTCCAATAAGGTTGCCAATCTCTCCTGGGTCTAACTCACGATCCTCACAAACGGATACGATGGCATCCATGTAAGACATGTGAGTTTCCTCGACTTTGGACTCTACGAGTTTGGCAAACCTTTTCTTAGTTAGTATTTGATCAAGAGACAATTATTTCTCCATAACTCTTAACAGTACGGTGTCTTCGTTGATACGACCATTGGGTACTGTTGTCTTAGTTGTTAATTTTTTCCATTCCTTGTCAATCTGTAATGGAGTTTTAGTCAGAGCCATCGGTAAGAAGTCATCAGGCTTTCGCAACCTAACGGTTCTACTCAGTTCAGGATCAAACTTTTTAATCGAAGTACCTGATACTTCGAATCCACTCGGCGATGATGTAACATATTCAGTCAATGCACGAGTCTTTTGATTAAACGTGAACAGCCGCATGGCTCCAGGTACTTGCATTGGGTTGATAGACACAAGCTTGTAGTCCTTTGACTCCTTGAGGTACTTTAATCGCTGTACCTGCTTGTCGGCAGACTTAGGACGAGCAACTCGAGTTTTACGAGTCGCCTTGACTGCTGCCTTAATCTTATCAAGATCCGCAAGCATATCGGTAACCACTTTGATACGCCGCTTAAGTTCAGGACGTGTGATATGGGAGTAACCCTCCACCGCCTGTTCACATCTTTTATGATATGCGTCCTCATAGTCGAGTAACCAACCATCAAGAACCTTACGAACTGAATCAACGGCTGGACCTTTTAGCCCGTGCTTTTGAAACGCAGTGTACATATCAAATTCAGTCTTTTCGTTTCGAATCCATTGATCCTCAAGATCATCAAGATCAGTCAGAATGGTAGCATTGATCTTACGCTGCATTAACTGCTGTGGCGTGAGACGAATTACGTTTGTTGCGCTGGCATCCTCTTGATTCTTTTTAGCAAGAGTATCCTTACCTTTCTCGAGTAAATCCTCATAAAATGGACGAAGCTTATCACGATACGGAAAGTTTTTTTCATCAAACTCTAGACCAGAATTCATCCAATGAATTGTTGCGGCCCAGTGGCTGTATGCCGTAAAGTAGTACTCAGGAAGAGAAAGAATAGCAGCTGCTTCATCCTTAGTGAATTCTTTCTTGATGTAAGCCTTAATAAGAGCCGCTACGTCTTTCTTGTCAAGCTCGTAGTGAAAGTAATACTTGCAACGATCGAATTTGTCAAGAGGTGCGCCGCCTAACCCCGTTTTAATACGACGAGGTAAGCGAGGCTTTTTCTTAGCAGTTTTAGGTAGATTTGCCATAAGTGTCTCCTTCCATTTGTTGATACCATTCTACCACAAACAAGGACTGATGTAAACAACTTTTTTTCAGTTTGACCAAAATTCTTTTACGTTGTCAGCCAAGAACGATCTCCAGCCATCCTTCTCAACATCAAACACTCGAATAGCATTCGTTGTTTTCATGACGCCTTCTTCTAGATCAAAGTCTGTCTTTGGCATATGATGACCAGGAATCTCATCCTTTTTAAGAGTACAGATCATCGTGCGTTCTTCGCCATTCTTTTTCGTAAAGACGACTTTACACGCGCCTGTTCTTAGATACGTGAGCATTGCCTCACGGTCCAATCCTTTCATTTCATGCATTTCTCATCTCCTTCATTGGTGTAAGGTACTTAGTACGATCAAGTAAATTATTATCTTCATCTTCATCGGCGAGCCAAGCACTGCGGTCAAATGCGTCAAGCTCCATGAATCTATCCTCAATCTCATCCGCTACTTTTCGTAAAATGTGAACCATCTCAAACACTTCATCAAGATCCTCAGGGGATTCGTATGGAATGTAGTTGACGAAAGGGACCGTATGATTTTCTATGATAGAGTTGATTATCTCTGACCAATCGTGAGTTAGTTCGATCGATGGTTCAGAAGCATCTCCGATGTATACGGTCTGAGCGATACCTTCAGGCTCAAGGTGTGCATACGAATCAATACTCAAATTTACTTCAGCCATTTAGTTTCTCCTCATGTTTGCGATTTCGGTGGCCTGTTCTTTGTCTATGACGGGAACTGCATTTGATTTATGCATCGTTGCGATTCCTTTGATAAGAGTACCAGTGTACTCTTGCGGTTCTTTTTTAGGAGCATACCCTGGAATCGAATCTGATGTCTTAAGACTTGCATACTGTTTAGTATCACGTGTGTAAGATTCTTTCTTTGGCGTGTACTGCTTGAACTCTGGCTTATGCTTTTTGACTTTGCCTTGCTTATAGTCAATGTAATCTTGCAGAGTAGAGAACTGCAGTGAGTGCAAGTTCTTACGACGCATGTCTTTGTTGTATTGACGCCACTCGAGTTCAAGCTGATCCCAATTGATCTTTTGCTTTTTCTTACGACTCTTTGTGTTAAGCGAGGACATGCCTCGCACAAGGTGCATAGTCATGGATTAATCCCAGTCGTTGTCGTAACGAGTAGTCTGATATGCTACGTCTCCGTAGTACTTTTTAGCATACGACGACTCATCGGTCCAACGGTTGTGGTTTTCATCAAGCTTATCGATCATGCGATCAAAATCACGCTGAGACTTAGCACGACGTGGCTTTTCCTCAACATCGGTCCACCGACGAACCTTTGAGGATTTTGCAGCTTGTTTTGCTCGAAATGATTTTTGTGCATTGATCTTTTCGGCTGCTGCCTTGATCATTGCGAGACGATCTGATTTGGTTTGTGACATATTCATTCCTTCCATTCCAATTATAGTACCATTCTAACACAGTTTGAGAACAATGTAAATAGGTAACTTACATTTTTTTCAAAATATTTTCAGCGTCTGGATACGTTGTCATATTTTCAATCTGAGATTCGACCGCTTCCATCATCATCAGCTGCATAACTACCTCAGCATCTTGACGAATGTTGTTAGGCAATGATGAGAGAAAGACTGCGCATTCCTCGGCAGTATCAAGACTCCATAAAATGCTAGCGAGCTCGACCTGCCGAGGAGTGAGTCCATCCAATATCATGCTTTTTTCAACAATGTTGGTGCGACCTTCCAAGTAAGGAAACTAGTCTTGACGACGATCGTCTTAGGATTGATCTTGATGATTTGACCGCGTTCAGTCTTACCGTTACGACCAGTGAATTGAACCTCGTCGCCGACACTAAAGCTTTTCTTAGCATCACGCTGAAGCGTGACCTGTGCTTGCTTGATCTCGTCAATGACTTTGTTTATGTCAGCTGAGCTTTCGCACTTTGCAAGAATTTCACGAACCTTGCGGATATCTGTTGCATTTAACATAGGTTGTTCTCCTTCCGTTTTTCCATCCTATGTATATATTCTACACTAGTCAATCGTAGATGTAAATAACTTTTTTCATATTTTCCATAAAACTTTTTAATCGGTTTCGTCATTACGATTTATTTTGTTTATGGAAGATGAACGTACGAGGAAATAACGTATTTTGG